GAATCCTCCAAGTGTAGCTCGTCCATCAACAATGGTCGTGTCCTGGGCGATAATCGGTTTAGGGCCGCTTAAATCGCCTCCCGGATAATTAGCGATGCTATAAGGTGGGAAGTCATTAGATGATTCCATGAGGTTAAGAACCTCATCAACTTGTGTTCCGTCGTCAAAGATATTAACGAGCGGATCATCCGAGGCAACGGACGGAACGTTAGGGTCCCCCGATTGAACTGTGGCTCTTGATTCACCGTAGGACTTAATCAACGACACAGCATTCCATGCTCCGGGAACTCCATTGTGGTTCCCCATCATGTAGATTTCGAATGAATCTGCACTGGTTGTTCCGTCTGGTGAGACGTAATCAGTGTATCTCCATTCATCCTGAAGGTAGCCGTTAGTTCCATTGTCAATAGGAACCAACTTTGTACCTCCTCGCATATCATTCGTCATGTAGACTTTGAAATCCGACCATGTTCCAAGAATGTCACCAGAGAGATTTTCACTAGCGTTCTTATCCATCTGTCGCCACACGTTGAAACCCCTCTTCCATGCCTGTCGGCTGACCCAGCCTGAAGGTATTACTGAGGCGCTTACCCTGTTACCCAGGTTTGGAGTATTCGAAGATACAATTGATATCTTCTTAACATGGTAATCTCGTCCTTGCCTATACAATCTGCGATTTACTGCAGATAGATCCTTTGCAAGATCGATAAAATGTGACGTCTCTGTTCCAGGCGTCAATGAATTCGTCACTTCATATCGGAGATGAAGAACTGCCGGATCACGTTTTGCTTTCTTCGAAGAAGAACGCTTTTTCTTGTGGAGGGGTCCTCCAGGTTGCTTTGCAAGTTTCATTAAATCGCCCTTGGCCATAATGCAAGGGTGATCATATCAAGTATTTGATTTTAATGCCCCCGTAGCCACCCAATGCACCAATATTTGGCCCAGTTACTCAGAGGCCTCAAGATGCATGCACCTGGATTCCCTATCTTCCTAACCCTTCTACCGGAAGTGAGGGTCTAAGATACTTCCTCACGAATGATTCAAGGATTTTCATCATTTCCGGTTCTGCTGTTTCGCCAATGAAGCAGTTGCTCCCTTGGTGAGAGTCCGCTCCAATCAATCTTTGCTTGGACCGTGTTATCAGGATTAGAATCCTTGGATTTTCTACAGCACTTACGTCTGCAGATTCTTACGTAAACGTTGTCACACTTTCGTACGGGTTTATCCTTCAGAGCCAACCCTCCCTACAAGTAGTACATATCCATAGTTGTGGATCCGATTCTCGTTCATTGGTTCTCTTCCAGGAGGGAATACCAATTTCTCCACAACATCCGCATCGATGTTCAATGCGACGTAGATTGCTCGAAGTAAAACTACGTGCTCTCATTTTAAGTTTCCCCCAGAGGGGACTGCAGTAATTTCCATTATACAGTGTTCACAAATTCTATTTGTTCTCCAAAGGTTGTTTCCACAACGCCAGCATGTTTTTTGCATGTTCGTTGCTCTAATTGTAAGTCTATAATAGTTGAGTAAGTTCACTCAACCCATTCTTGGTTACAGTTGTAACATCTAACGTGCAACACGTTGTGTTCCTTTATCCAAAAGGAATCCGCTTTTCGTGGACGATATCCACAATGGCTGCAATCCATTAGCGACGCCCTCGTGCTCCGGTTCGGAGAAGTGCCTTCATTGCAATGATCATTGCTTGAGCCACACGAGGGTCTTCTCTTCGATATTTTTTACAAGCAGTAATCAGGGCTCTATCTGCTTGTCTCATTTTCCAAGGTTTTTCTTCTCCCGTGTTGGGACCACGAGGTTCAGTGACGATGTCATGCGCAAGTGCTGCTGCGTCAAGATTATTGACCGGCTTAACGCCGTTTTTCAGTCTCAACGTAACATTCGTTCCGGGGCCTGCAAAATTGTATCCCGGAAAGTGTTTTTCTTTCAGGTCATATGGGGGAACCCATCTTGTTTTTTTAGCCAGGGAATTCCACCCCTCATGCGATGCATTGAGTCCCTGCGGTTACCAAAAAGTCTAGGAGCCCAAATTGGTAGGCGATCAGAGAACCCAAGAGGTACTCTATTCGTCGTTCCACGATGTGTTTCACCAACGACGTCGTCGTCATTGTTGTACGTGCTGCTTCAGTAAGTGTTTCGGATGCGGTTGCTTCCATCAAATCACTTCCGCTGCAACGCCTCGATAACTACCGGGTGCTAGTTCAACGAGTAAACTGAAAGTATCAGATGGTAATGTAGAACGGGTTTCTATTTCGATGAGTCCACAAAGTGCGTGGAATCCTCCAAGTGTAGCTCGTCCATCAACAATGGTCGTGTCCTGGGCGATAATCGGTTTAGGGCCGCTTAAATCGCCTCC